GTCTGGCACGAATCAGCTCGGGGCGTGACGCTGATGGCCGTTGAGCTGGGCGTGCCGCCGATCAACATCGCTACGTGTGAAAACTTCCCGGACTTTAAAAAACGAGTCATGGCTGCGCATAAGGCGCGGTCCGCGCCGGCCATCGGCCTTCACCAGCTGGCTGCGATGGCGGCGAAGCGTCAGCCGCACGAGGCGGTAGCCTGATGGATATTTCTCTCAAGATCGAAAACCTTGGCACGGTGCGCGAGGTGCTGGCCCAGCTGGGCGGCGAGCGCGCGCGCGGGGCGTATGCCAAGGCCATCAACGACACGGCGTTTCAGGTGCGCCGCGCGATGCAGGACGAGATGCGCTCGGTCTTTGACCGGCCTACGGCCTACATCGTCAGCAGCCCGCGCGTGGCGCTGGCCACGCCTGGCAAGCTGACGGCCAGCATTGCGCCTTCCTACCGGGGCGGCAAGGGCATCGATCCGCAAAAGATTCTGCAGGCGCAGGAGTTTGGCGGCGCGCGGCGCGACAAGCGCAGCGAGGTGGCCCTGCGGCGGGTGGGCATCCTGCCGGCCGGCTTCTACACGGCCGTTCCCGAGACGCCTTACCCGGGCAGCGACGACGGGCGCGGCAACGTGCGTGGGCCATTCCTGGCACAACTCATCACGTACTTCCAGGCCTCGGGTGACCAGGGGTTCAAGGCCAACATGAGCGACAAGCGCAAGCGCGCCATCCACAAGGGCAGCGCAAAGACGGCAGGGCGACGCTACTTCGTCGCCTATGGCCGGCTGCGCAGCGGCAAGACCGCGCACCTGGCGCCCGGGATCTGGGCAGGGTCGGGCGCGTATGGCGTTGACGTGCGGCCGGTGCTCATGTTCGTGCGCTCGCCCACCTATGCACCGCGCATGAGCATGGAGCGCGTGGCCCGGGCAGTCGATGTGCAGGCGTACCTGGACAAGCGGCTGCGCTTTCGGATTCGTGAGGCGGCCGGCGTATGACCGCAAACTTAGTCCATTCCGCTGCCGGCGTGCGTCGCCAAAACATCGCGGGTCCTTCCGGGAAGGGTGCCTGTACGGGTAATTCGAACCCCGTTTTTTTTCTAGTTCTGCGGTTTCCTAAGGGGTAAGTAAGCATGCGCATCAAGGGTCAGGAGCAGGTCGCATCGGTCTTTGGGGTCGCGCCCAAGACGATCACCGAGTGGCAGGTGCTGGGTTTTCCCGTGGCCGTGCAGGGCGGGCCGGGCGTGGCCAGCGAATACGACACGCCCGCCTGCGTGCAGTGGCTCGTTGACCGCGAGATCCGCAAGGTGCGCGTCGAGTCGCCCAAGGACCGGGTGTTCCGGCTGCAGGGCGACAAGCTGGAGCGCGAAGAGATGAAGGAAGCGCGCCTCTTGATCCCGGCCAGCGAGGTCGAGCCGCTGTGGAGCAGCGCCGTGCTGGGCGCGCGCGAGTTCCTGGCGGGCGAGCCGCCGCGCCTGGCTTCGCTGGCGATGGGCCTGGCCAAGCCGGCGCTCGAAGCCCTGCTGCGCGAGACGTTCGAGCAGTTCCTGGGGCGCCTGTCGAACTGGCAGGCGGCCGATGATGACCTGGAAGACGGGCAGGCCGAGGACGAAGGCGACGCCGACGAGGAGTCGCCCGAGTGAACTACGCCGACTCGGATTCTGACCACGAGGCGAGGGCGCGCAAGGCCCTGCACGCCATGTTTCGCCGCGCCTGGCGCAAGATCAAGCCGCCCCCGAAGCTCTCGATTGCCGCCTGGACCGTGAAGTACCGCGTGCTGAGCAACGAGGAGTCCTCGATGCGCGGGCGCTTCGACTGGAATGTCTCGCCCGCGCTGCGCGGCATTGCCGAGGTGGCCAACCACTACGCCACGCGCAAGGTGGTCGTGCAAAAAAGCGCCCAGGTCGGCTACACCGCCGGCATCGTCTGCAACGTGATCGGCTACCACATCCACTACAAGCCCAGCGTGATCGTCGCCGCCTTCCCGCGCGCCCAGGCCGCCAAGGACTTTGCCAGCGAAAAGCTCGACCCGATGATCCGGGCCTGCGCCGTGCTGCGCAGCCGCATCAACCTCAAGAGCCGCGCGGACGGCAACAGCATGCTGCGCAAGCGCTTTCCGGGCGGCCTGGCCAAGCTGGTGGGCACCAACAGCCCAAGCGACGTGAAGTCCACCAGCGCCCGGGTCGTGATCGTCGAGGAGCCCGACGACGCCGCCACCGACGTGCGCGGCCAGGGCAACTCCATCAAGCTGCTCGAAGAGCGCGTGAAGACCTACGCCGACCACCTGATCCTGATTGGCGGCACGCCCACGGCCAAGGGCGCCAGCGCCGTCGAGGCCGAGATGCGCAAGACCGACCAGCGCTACTTCCATGTGCCGTGCCATGCCTGCGGCGAGACGCATGTGCTGGCCTGGGAGAACGTCACCATCCCCGAGCCGGAAGATGCCGCGCCGCGCGAGATCTACGGCCGCTACCAGCACGAACAGGCTTTCTACACCTGCCCGCATTGCGCCGTGGTCTGGACCGACGACGAGCGCATCGCCAACCTGCGCCGCGCCGAGGCCTGCGGCGGCGGCTGGGTCGCCACGGCCGACAGCGCCATCCCCGGCTTTTACCTCAACGAACTGCTGAGCACCTTTGACGAGTCGCGCGTGCCCGTGCTGGCGCGCAAGTACCTGGAGGCCAAGGACAAGCTCGACCGGGGCGACCCGACCGACATGATCGCGTTCTGGAATTCCACGCTGGGCCTGACCTGGGAGTACCGGGGCGAGCTGCCCGAGGAAGACGTGCTGCGCGAGCGGGCTGAGAAATACGGCGAGTGGAGCTGTCCGATGGGCGGCCTGGAGGTCCACGCCACGGTGGACGTGCAGCACAACCGCCTGGCCGTGACCGTGTGGGCCTTCGGGCGCGGCGAGGAAATGTGGCTGGTGTACTGGGGCGAGCTCTACGCCCCGGCTGTGGTGGCCCATGCCGGCGCCTGGCTTCAACTGGAGGATTTGCTGGACAAGCGCGTCCGCCACGCCACCGGCGCGGCCCTGTCGATCAAGGCCGTGGGCATCGACTGCTCGGATGGGCAAACGAGCGACGCCACCTATGCGTTCGTGCGCAAGCACCACAGGGCCGACCGGCCGGTGTTTGCCCTCAAGGGTGCATCGGATGCCGTGGGCAAGGTGGAAATCTGGACGCCGCCCAAGAAGGTGGACCCGAACAACCGCTCGACCAAGGCCGCGCGCCACGGCGTGTCCGTCAGCATCGTGGGCACGGCCAAAGCCAAGGACCTGATCCTGGGATGGTCAGAGAACGCCGGCCGCGTGCGGCTGGAAGGCAGCGGCCCGGGCCGCATGCACTGGTACGAAGGCGTGCGCGACGACTTCTACGAGCAGCTGCTGAGCGAGATCAAGATCCCGAGCCGCAAAAACCCGGCCCGGCGCGAGTGGAAGCCGCGCACCGACCGGCGCAACGAGGCGCTGGACTGCACTGTGTATGCCGTCTACCTCTACCGCGCCATGCGCCTGCACCTGCGCCGGCCCGCCCAGTGGGACCTGGCCGAGCATGCGGTGCGCCAGGCGCCGTTGCTGCTGGAGGAGTGCGAATACGCCGTGTTTGCGCCTCCAACGCCCGCCGTGCCCGTGCAGACGCCTGCACTGCCAATTCCCGAGGCGCCGGTGCAGAAATCAGTGATGGCGCCATCGGCACCGTCCACTCCGAGCACCGACAGCAGCCAGGACGACGACGAACTGTTTGCCCCCATCCGTTTTTACTGAGCCCGCACGACCCACACATGACCACAGCCTTTGAAGACCCGCTCGACATCCTGGAAGAAGAGGCCCGCGCCATCGCGCTGTGCTTTGCTACGGCAGACAGTGAAGCAATGGCCAGCGCGCTGGTCAAGCGCGTCATCACGCGCATGGCTGGCGCACGCTTTTATGTGCCGACCATCAGCGCCCGCCAGCGACAGCAGGACCACACCGCGATCCGCCGCAAGTTCACGGGCGCTAATGTGCAGCAACTGGCGAAAGAGTACGGAATGAGTGCGCGCCATGTCCGGCGTATTGTTTCTGAGGCTTGAAACGGGACAATTTAGTACAGTATGAGTAGCTGAATAAAGTTGGACGCAGGTTTTTGAATTTCTAGACTTGCAGATGTTTAACGAACCACTTAATTGGACCACATAGGCTCAAAGACGGATTAGGTTGCTGCGTGGGGCCGAAGAAGTGGTTCATCGGTTTGTAGTGCCGCGATGATTACTGGTAACTGTTCTGATAAAGCAGTTTTGATTGCTTTTAGGCTAGAGGTTGTTTTCGATGAATCGTTTAGTTGTTCATCTACTGCGACAACGGATGGCAAAGTTTGAATTTGATTCTTATACTTATGAAGTAGTGAAAACTGCCGGTCCGTAAGCAAGAACCGATATCTAAAGCAAGCGTCTGAGACTTGATCGCCGTGTTTTTCAGCTAATTCGCGTAAGGAAGATCGAAGAATGAACCGTTCGTTCACAGATTCAAATTGACCGATCTGCGCAGACAATTCATTTTTAGCACGGTACAGTTTTTCACAGATTTGAGGGAATACCTCCATTCGAACTTGGGCAACTCGCTTTAACATTTCTCGCTGTCCTTCAAGCTCAGCATTCAAGGCCGCCAACTGCTCGGCGTTGCGAGATTTAATTACCTCTAGCTCTATATCAAATCTTGAGTTCATCCAGCGCTTGATGAATTCTTGGAGGAGCACTCCTAGTATGGAAGTCGAGGTGATCGATGCGAGGACAGCAGTAATAATTACTTCCATGGTTTCTGTCATTGATGAACCTCCTCAAGTCGTGCAGTTACGAGCATCACGAAAAGATATTTATTCGGCGCCAGTTTTCTGAGTTGGTCATCTTCTGCGGTGTGCATTAACTCATCTTCCTCTTTTTCCATAGGCCAATTGCGCGAGACCCATACGCTTAGTGCAGTAGCGATGTCGTGAGCGCTGCGCTCTGGTTGAGTTTTCGTGTACCAGTTTCGAAGATCATTGTTGGAAAACGCTAATGCAGCAAGAGAGTCGGCACTGCGATCACCGGTTGCGATGACATAGTTCCGCAATGTTCGGTGGGCATCCATAGGAAATAGGTCTAATGTGATGAGTCGAGTGATAGCCTGAGAGCATTCGTCTGCGTCGTCACCATCTATCAAAAATTCAACTTCGCTGCCACATCCAGCGGCTAGCATCATTACCTCAATCACATTCTTCGCGTCAATGCTACGGCCCATCCGTGTCGCTCTTACGGCTGAACGAAAATTTCCTGCACAGGTCGCAAGGCTTGCCGAGGGTGTTGCGTGCAAACCGCCAGAGTTCTCAAGTAGCAGGCGAATACAGACTGTAGGCATGGCAACTTTAACTACAAAAAAATAGCATTTAAGCTTGTCGCACTTGGTTAGTTTGCTCCATTAAAAACAGCGGCAAACCCGGAAACTTGTAAGAGATTGCTTAACTCCTATTTGAGGCGATTCTCGACCGAGCGGTTTTTTTGAAGATATCCTATTTGAAGAATGCTGTCGAAAGTCCGCTTTCGCGGCATTGTCGAAGTAGCTTCCGCTCCATTGCAGACTTTCAATCTGAATGTCGGCCCTTTAAAAAGTTGAGTGTCATCCTCAGACTCAAATTTAGCTAAAAATGTTCGCGCGCGTTTACTTGCTTGATATTCAACGACGGTCAGCCGCGTCAGCCTCTGCTTCTGGCCATAGGCGCGGGAACAGAAAACGCAAGGCATGCTGCGGCAGGCCAAACCGGACCTTGCCTTGTGGCGAGTCAGACTTGAGCAGCCCGCGCTTGACCAGCGCCCCCAGCGCATCGGTGGCGCCCCGGTCGCTCATTCCCATCATGGCCTTGAAATCTCCGCGCGCCATTTCCTCGCCACTGAGAAAAAGGTAGTGCAGCCCGCGCAAAGACTCCTGGCGCACGCCCTGTTTGACCACCGTGGCTTCAAACACCAGGCAGGCTTCGATGCGCGCTTTCATGGTGTCAAAGTCGAGCATGCCCGCCATGAAGGTGACCTGATCCAGGCAGGTGTCCAGCACATAGTCAATCCAGGCGATCAACGCCTGTTCGCTCAGGTTGCCGCGCCCATCCAGGTCGCCCCGGCGCTGGCTGTCGGCGTCGGCCAGCAGCGCGTAGTAGCGCTCTGTGCTGCGGGCAAAGCCACGCAAAGGCGACCACAGCCCTGCGGTGTAGCCCAAGGCGCTCAGCAGCGTATGCGTGTGCAGCCGCATCACCCGCCCGTTGCCGTCGATGAACGGATGAATCCAGCTCAGGCGCTGGTGGGCTGCAGCCATGGCCACCAGCGCTGCTTCACCGCGCCGCACCTGGCCGTAAAAACCGGCCCAGCGCTGAAGGAAAAGTGGCACGCTGGCATGGGCTGGCGCCACATGCTGGCCCACCTGGACCTCGCGCAAGCGGAACTGCCCGGGCACGATGGATTCGTTTTCTGGAGTGAACAGATCTGAGGCAGGCAGCCGCCCAAACAGTTCGCGGTGCATGTCCTGCACCGCGTCCACCGAGTAAAGAGCGAACGCGCCTTGCGGCCCGCTGTAGCGCTGCTCCAGCGCAACCTCAGCCTCGATGTGGGCCACGGCCAGGCGCTGCTTGGCGGCCAGCGCGGCATTACTGGAGAAATCCCGGCGCAAGGCCTGCTCAATCTCATGCGGCCGGGTGTGCTGCCCCTCGATACGGTTGGTGTAGTACGAATTCATGCTGCGCAACAGGCTGCGCAGTTCAAGCGGGACACGGGTGCCCGAAAGCAGCGTGGCTAAGCGCGAAAGGTCGTGGGCCTTGGTCAGCAGTGAGCCAATGCGTCCATCGGATGGCAGCAAAGGTTCAAATTGGTGTGGCTCTGTGTACATGCATACATTTTGCCAAGTTTTAATTTTGGATAACTACTTGATTGAAATAGTTTTTTCTATAGTTTTGCCAAATATTTTGCCAACCTTGTGTGCCGAGCGGCAGCATGCCGCGATTCGCTTGAAGTTCACGGGTGCTAATGGGTGGCATCTGCCAAAGTAGTAGAGGATGAGTCCACGCGATCTGCGGCCTTATACATCGGCAGTCTGCACTTTTACCGTGTTCTGGATGACTTCACGGATTTGGATACCTGCATGCCAGGCATCCTTGCCTGGGCTCGGCACCAGAGCTACAAAGTCCGGCGACGAGCGCGGATTGCCGCGCTGGACATCATCACGTTGCAGAAATGAACTACGTCGCTGTAGTTGCGCAAAGAATATACGCCTCTGCCATATTTGCCAGTGCTCGGACTATCCCCGCCTTCCCATTGATGAACTTGGATATAACCTGACGAAGAATTTGCCAAAACCTCAAAAGCAACGGCATTGTGATTGTCGATATAAACCTGAAATTTCCTGTCGCCAGCGCTTATTTCGTAATTCTGTTCGATGGCTACTTGTTTGATGATTTCAACTAGTTTTTCAAAGTCCATATGTTTCTTTTGGGGGCTTTTGGAAGTTAGGTAGTGAATTTCTGCGTGTATGTCTCTAAAGCCCGGTAGAACCGAGCTAAGAGCAAACTCAGCTTGCGATCTGCTTGAATTTAGGATCGCGAACAATGTCCTCGATCAGCTTCTGGACGGCTGGGCTGAAGGCCTGGGCAACTTCCTGGCATGCCTTGTCGGCAACAAAGCTGCCTGAGAAGCCGAACACGGATTTCGTTGAAAAGCTCTCGCCCCGAGCGTTTGAGACCACAAGCGTGAATGCCCAATTTCCGTCAGTGATGCCAGAGCTGAAATCAATCTCTTCGAGTTTTCCAGAAAGAATGATTTTCGAGTTGGCATCGTATGCATTTGCCAGCTTGAGCTCGTCAATGAAGGCTTTTTCAATGTAATTTTCAAAGCTTGGCGAAACAGTGACCGGCCCGGCGGCGCGGCATGTGATGGAGGCCACGCCTGGCTTTGCAGCCTGAAATTTCGCAACAGCCACTGGCTTCATGCTGATGGATTTGATGGCGTCAACGTTCTTGACGGAGGCGCCGTAAGGCGAGGCGTTGTACGCGCATCCAGACAGCAGGGAGACAGACAGGGCGAGCAAAGGGAGTACGAATTTCATTGTTTTTCTTTCTTGAAAAGTGGCGACGGAAGAGCTACACAACAAGCAAAAGCCCGCATGCGTCTCAACACAATATGTTACCCATACGTACAACTTGAAATGAACTGTTGGAGTTTATTTTTCAAATGCTGAGCTTGACGCGCTCGCTGCCATTTCTGATGTCACAAGCGCTCAATGCATCCGCCCCGCGCTCAAAATTGCTGGGTTGACCCACAGGTGGCTGGCGCAGGGCGCGCGATGCGCGCGCATTCAGCGGCCACGATGGGCATTGCGGGTTTGGTGACTACTAGCGGCTGCCACAGCGCGGAAAGTACCTGCGTAACACTGCGGCATCGTCACTCAGTCCATCCTGCCACGGCTGCACCGATGGCCGCAGATCCGGCAGCAACCGGCCCTGTCACTACAGAGCTTCCGACATCTACTGCAATCATCGTCACCCCGCCGATTCTGAAGGACCACTTTCTCGCAAGCGCCCAACGCTTCGCGCTATCTTCTTCTGCCTGCAGTCGCCGCGATCCGTCGCAAACTTCTGATCGCAGCTTGTCGATAGTGATGAGGATTTGCTTTGGATCGAACTTGCTATCTATGCTCATGCGAAACATTCCAGCGGACCAGAGTATTTCCTTGGCTGCGCGTTCTTCGAGCCCAGCACTGCGAAGCCATGCTTCTTCTACGCGCAGGAACTGCGAAATGAACAAGTCGAGTTCGCGCTTGAGTTGGTCGCGCTGCTGCTGGGACACATACTGGCGTTCACCCATGCGAAACAAGTCGGCATTGAACTGTTTGTCGCCCAGCAGCATGGAAAGCGCCGTACAAGCCTGGCTCGTTACCTTTATCAACTCCCCTCGGTCTAGCGCTGGAGACTGCGAAACAACCGCGTTCATGGCATTGGTTGCGTTGATGAGGTATTTATATTTATCTGAACTCTGAGAATGCGCACTCGATGAAGCAAACACGCACGCAAGCACTAGAAGCAGGGACGATGTCTTCTTCATGGCTATCTCCTGGTGTGTAGCAACGGTTCCTCTGCGATGCCTAACGAAGTTTTAGCCATGAATTGTGCTGAATAACCCAGGCGCTGCGGGATAAGTTACGTTTGTCATCAATGCATCCGCCCCGCGCTCAAGCTCGCCGGGTTCAGCTTGAGCGCAGCGCAGGCATCAAGCAGCACGGCGCGGCGCACGGGCTGGCCGGACTGGTGCTTTTCGATGGCGGCGTGCGCCCAGCCGCAGCCCTTGGTGCTGCCCAGGCCGGCGCCCACCGTGGCTTGGCGCAGGGCGGCGATGCGGGCGCGTTCGGCGGCCACGACTTCGGGCGCGGCGGGCTTGGCGACGGGCGGCTTCCACAGTGCCGGTGCCGGCGTGGTCACCGTGGCGGCGCTGGCGCTGCTGCGCCCACCGCCGCCGCCGAAACCACCGTTGCCTCCACCACTGCCGCCATCCGGCGCAGCCTGCAGCCAGCCGGCCTCAAACCGTGCCCATTTGCGGTGCGGATCGCAGCAGGTCCGCAGCGCCTGCTCCAGGCTCAGGCCGGCCAAGTGCGCTTGCTGACAGATCTCCTCGATCACCGCTGCCGTCACCGGCCCCTTGCGCTTGGCTTTTCGGATGGCCGCGAAGTCGGCCAGGACTTTGGGATTGACGCCATCGATCATCAACAGCGTCGCCGGCAAAGCCGGGGCGCCGGTTCTTTCTTTGTTCTCTTTATTGTTCAATACAGTTACGGGTGCAGATTCTGCGGGGGTTGAGGTCGAAATCTGCGGGGGTGGGATGCCGTTTTTTGCGGGGGTTGCGGCAAAAACTGCGGAGGTCGGGGCCGGGCTGAACGCCGCGCCAGCGCCTTGCCATTGGTCGTCCAGCAGGGCAATGCTGCTGCTTGGTGCGGACGCGAACACCAGCGGCGCCAAGCCCTCCAGGTGCACCGTGTAGCGCGTGGCGTGGCCGATGCGCAGCCGGGGCCGCAGGATGCCCGCCTTGACCAGCGCGCGCACATGCCCCTGCACCGTGCGCTCGCTCATGCCGCACATCAGCGCCACGCGGGCGATGGACGGCCAGCTCAGGCCGGACTCGTTGTTGACGTGGTGGCAAAAGCACTGCAGCACCAGCTTGGAGACGCCACGGGGCAGGGCGCAGCGCCACAGATGGGTCGCCAGGTCAAGGCTCAGGCTGGCGCTCATGCGGCACCGCCTTCCTGGCTGGCCTTGCTCATGCTGGCAACGAAGTTGTCCGTCAGGCTCTTCAAGAATTTGGAGGTGCCCAGGATATGGTTGATCTGGGCGTGGTGTTTGTGCGCCAGGGCATTGCCCAAGGTGGTGGACTGGATCACTTCATAGACCTGCTGATTGGCCGGATTGCTGCGCTGCGCAGGCGTGCTGTTGTGCGCCACGCGGCGCTCGATGTGCTCGCGCACCAGCTC